AATCTTCCCCACTGGTACACAGTCTGGTTCCCAAGCAAAGTACCGGTCTGCGTAAAAAGAGTTGTCGTTCCAGGCGCCACCATAAGTCATTACAAACTTATCTTCTAAGTTATTAGACTTGACAGCGTTATACACAAAATCTCTATGTGGCTTTAACACACCCAGCAATGCATCAAACCTGCGTGGTTTAGCTATGTAAGGTTTTATTTCTGCTAGTTTTTGCGGCAAAGTCTTGTATACTTCACTGGTGGTTTTAAACCAATCACCCCAATAAACAATGTGACTATTGATGTCTTCTCTATCATTTACTGCTCCTGGTACAACCCAGTACACATTATCACTATGACACAATTCCCATATACGCCAATGGAAGTTGTGTAATTCACTTTCAAAAGTAAATACCAATTGGCTATGGCTACTCAATTGGCGTATTTTATCTTCAAAGCCTTGATAAGCAGTACAGTTACCATCATAGTCGCAATGTAGTCGATGGGTGGTAAAAGCAATCTTCACAGGATCTGTGCTGGCCACATATTCGTCAAAGCTATGACATAATGTATACGCTTGATTAAATTCAATGTTGGGAAGCCATTCTAAATCAATGATTTCACTGTCACTGTAAACTATCATATTCTAAAACTTTTCCTGTCTTATTACTCGTTCATGCGCCATTTGTTTTCTGGTAGGCCGTAGTCCCATTTTGGATCTATTTCAACATTCCATCTAGTAGTGGCAACATTAAAATCTGGTATCTTCATTTCTTTGGGATTACTTGCTGGTTCCAATATAACAATACGATTATTTGGCTGTGCGGCAAATTGCCCATTGTCACATTTTATAAAGTTAAAACTTTTATGATCCTCAACATCTTCACTGTGCCCACAATCAAGAATGTTAAAATCTGGATGTGAAGAGTCCACTGTAAAAAGATATTCACCTTCCAACCAGGAGCCATCTTTCATTTTGATTTTACATCTCATATTTGCTATCATTGCTTTTTTAATCACAGTGATATCATAGGACATGCTGTTCCATAATTGTAAAAAATCTAACGGATATGGGTCACCTTCTATAGGTTTCCAACAGTAGGCATGTAGTGGAAGTTTGTCATATAGCGCACCATATTGATTCAAATACGATTCAATTCTAAACGCTTGGCTTCTTTGAGATTTTATTGTTATCCACCAGCAAGGTTCAAGTTCTCCATGACCTTTTTCAAAGTCGTACAGAAATTCTCTACGAACAAAACATTTTACTGGTGGTAGATTTGCAACGATATGTGCCATTTATATCCTAAAACTTTCTCCACACCCGCAACGATCGCGTTCGTTTGGATTGGAGAACTCAAAGCCTTCGTTGAGTCCTTGGCGTACATAGTCCACTGTCATGTTTTGCAGATAAACATTGTCTTTGACATCAACCAATACTACAAAATCATTTTGAGCGTAATTAATAATATAAGGGTCAGGGGTATACTCTTTAACATACTCTAGCACATACGCAAGTCCCGAACAACCTGTAGTTTTTACTCCAAGGCGGATACCAGCATAGCCCTTGGCTGTGACTAATTTTTGTATTTTGTTTTGTGCTGTGTCACTGAACGAGATCATAGTGTTTTAATAAATCCTGGTAAATCACTTTCCCATACTATCGTTACTGTGTAACCAAGTGATTCAAGGTGCTCGACCCTACCTTCGTCCGCTTGCCATTTTTCTTTAGCAGTCATCTTTAATTGAGAATGATAAAAGTCTTCTTTAAACAAATTTGGGTTGCAATGCCAATAGTCGCCATACACTTCAATGATATGTTTTGTTTCTTCATTTAAGTAATCTGGTTTACATGTTCCTATACGCTTATTTGGATAATACCCAGGTAAGAGATTTTCTAATAGTCTTTCTTTTTTGCTTTGCGGAGAAGTTTTAGCAAGGTGTCCAACATTTTCTGTACCGTATCTTTCAAGATTAGTTTTTTTAACTTTCTCGAAATAACTAGGTTTATGTATCTTTCCTTTAAAATTACCAGGTAGCCCTTTATTCCATGCAACTTGTAATCCCTGTGTATCTTTATTCCAAGGAGTTCTTCCTTTGCAAGCATTTGACAAGTTTTTAACCCAAGTATCTCTATGCTGTTCTCTAGTAGCATATCGATCGGCATTCCAAGTTCTAGATTCTGCCATATCTGGATTTCTTTGCCAGTGCAATTTAGCAGAACAAGATTTTGAACAGCACTCTATACCGGAACCCTTTACTAATGTCCCGCAAATAGGACACGGTTTATGACCTTTTTGGTATCCAGTTTTATTATCTTTTCTCAAAGATATGCCACATCCACATTTACACATATTCATAACTTTATTTAGTAAAGTTATTTGTTCTATGTTAGGTTATGTTTCTTTTTATAGTCTTCAACGGCTGCGTAAATTGCCGATTCGGCCAGGATACTGCAATGTATTTTGACTGGTGGAAGAGCCAACTCCTCAGCGATGTCGCTGTTTTTAATACTTGACGCTTGATCAAGTGACATGCCTTTGACAAGTTCTGTGATGAGCGAAGAGGAAGCGATTGCAGATCCGCATCCATATGTCTTGAAACGAGCATCTCTAATAATACCATGTTCATCTACCTTTATTTGTAACTTCATTACATCGCCACAAGCCGGCGCTCCCACCATGCCGGTGCCAACATCGGCATCACTGGCATCAAATTTGCCCACATTGCGCGGATTTTCGTAGTGGTCAACCACTTTTTCTGAATAGGCCATTATTGTACATCTTCCGTGTGTTTATGTTTGTGAGACTTTTTAAGAATCTTGAGCCATACCTGTTTCTCTTTGACACCATCATGTGCAAAGATGGCCTTGTACATCTTTTTTCTTAGTTTGCGTAGCTTCATTGTGAGCAGGTCCTTGTTCTAGTAATGGTTCCATCAAAGTTTTGTACTTCGGTCCACACAGTACATTGTTGACTTTGTCCATAATAAACTGTGGACGGCGCCTGTTGTATTACAACAGGTTGTTGCACAATTACAGGAGGATAGTTCCGTGCAATTTCATAACCAATTACGCCACCGATTATGGTAGGAGCAATCCAGTTGTAATTGTGACCTGAGTGATATCCATGATGGTGATGATGATGCCTAAAACCATGTTGGGCCATGGCTGACGCACTAGCAAATGCTAAAATCAAAACTAGGATTCTTTTCATAACTATCTCCTTTAAGACTGTACATATACAACGCCATACAGGGCAGAAATGTTGACGGTCTTATATAGTTATTTACATTATATAGGAATTAACTACGATTTGCAATGGCTTTGTTAGCCATACTGGATACAACTTTTTCCGGTTCAGTTTTAACTACATTCGCCCCTTCGGCTGATCCATCTATTTGATCTGGATCGTCCGATTCTGTGGGTTGTAGGTACACATATTTGATACCGGTGCTTTCATCATCTTTGATATCTGCAATCAAATTCTTGACCACTTCATTGGATTTGAATGCATTCATTAGACTGGGATTACTGAAAGTTTCGTTGCCATTGTGCATGTTTATCATGTTGATCAAACTGTCCACACGCACACGAGGTACCAGGTGTTTGCCAGCACTTTGATTTCTTAGGAATTCCAAAGTGGTGATAAGGTCTATATCTCCGCGGGCTTCTGCCTCGTCTTCAACGATGTCCTCATCATAAACAAATTCATTTAAACGCATTATCTGCGCTCTCTGCCCAATTCTGCTTCACCGCCTGCGGCTGCATCAGTGGCGCCAAATGCATCACCTTCTGGTTCACCACCCATTGGTGCTTCTGCACCAGGTAGTCCGCCTTCTGGTGCGCCAGGCATACCACCCATACCACCACCCATACCCATGTCCATACCAGCTTCTTGTTCGCCGGCCAATACACGAGCGGCACTGTCTGCTGATTCACGACCTTGCTGTAATGTCTGTGATAGGTCTTGTAGGATTGGGCTGACTGCGTTCTTAAAGCCGTCGGCCTTCTCTGAACTAATTTGATCACGGATTGTGTCTAACAGTGCAGGCATCTGCTCGTTCTGCATCTTGCTGATCTTTTCCAACATGTCTTGGATTTCATCAACCATGCTCTTGGCGGCCAGGATTGCTTCTGACTTGGCCATTTCACTTTCAACAATGAAGTGGCGCTTGTTTTGTGCCATCCAACTGTGAATACCTTCACGGACCATCAACAATTCCATATACTGAGGATTCTTTTCAGCAACATGAATACCATGTGTACGCTTAATAGTATCTAGTCCTTCTGTAATACCAGTGGCTAGACTGTAAGCCTTTTTAAAGGTCATATTGTCAAAGTCAATTTTGAAGCCAAAGCGGCTTTCAGTAACTTTGTTTATTTTCCGTGGTGTTGGCTTGTAGCCCAGATCATTTAGTTTCATAGTTGTTTCCAGTTTCCCAAACTTTTAAGTATTTATTCATTCTTAAAGTTTTTTCTAATTCATTTCTAGCTTCGTTTAGCAGAAGTTGTGTATCATAGTATCTAGCGGCCAAAATATCAATGACTTCATGGTTTTTACGCTCAATTGCTCGATGCATGTTATACGAATAATGATTAAAGTCTGCTTCTAACTTACTTAGCATTTGATCTGTTCGTAGTACAGTATCAGCTGATGAATATTTTGACTGTTGATAAAGAATGCTGTATAGAACAGCACTTTTCTTGTGAGAGAATTCTGCTATCTGCTCATTGTAACGATTAAACAGTTTCCAACATGCATTGTTGTGTTTTATTACCTTGTGCAGGTTAACTTGAAGTCCATTTTTAATAGGTACAATCACTGGATTTGCACTATCAAGTATTAGTTTGTTGACTTCGGTCTTGGCCCAACTTTTTACATATGAGCTGGCCAAATCTGCGGCAGTCTCGACCAGTTCAATTTTGACTTGCCTAACTGCTTGGCGTTTGATTTTAGACTTTTTTGCTGTAGGTGATTTTGCCATCTGTATTTTTTCGAATTAAGACATCTTTGTTGACTAGTTGATTGGCTATGTATATTTCGCGCTCGTTTAGCTCACTGCGTGACACTCGAGTATTTGTGAATTTTCCCAGCACTTCTGCTTCTTCGTTTGTGATAGGAAGCTGTAGTTTGCCGCCGGCAATTTCAATGATTTTCATTTTTGCGCTAGATGAATAACTAGAGCAACTATGGCTGTAATCAGTACACCAATTATGGTGGTACCAATGGCAATCAATTGCTTGCTCTGGCCATTATTAGATTGTTCAATGGCTTCTTTGATGTCCACCATATGGCCCTCAATTTTTTCCATTCGGGTTTCAACCCCTATAAGTCTTTTGTCCAATTGTTCATACCTTTCAGCACATAATTCTACGTGCGCCTCAAGGCTTTTCTTTTCAATCTCGGTGGCCATACTCTAAATTCGCTTTCAAAATGAGCGATGCGTTTCTTTGTGCCTAAGTAAGCCGTAATTGTGAGCCTTGATGGTGCCGTAGCATCAATGTAGTATTTAGTGTTTGTGCTAAAATGATATAGGTAATGTTTATCTTAGCAAGCCGGGCTTGAATGCAATGTTCTTGATAGCACCGTGGCTGTAAAATATAGGTAGTATAAATCTAGCTGTTTCATCTAGGCCTGTGATCACCGGTACTTGATTAAAATCTTCTTCTAATAGTGCCAACTGATCTTCATCTTTTTTATAAACATCTCTATGTTCAATGCTAAACCCCACAGCCCATATACGCTGTTCGCCTGAGTACATGTCCCCAAACAAATTTTTAACAACAAACTCTTCAACTGTGTCTGTGATGGGACCATCAGTAACAGTGGGCTGAGCCCTTATACCTAACACCTGTAATACTGTTTCCCAGTTACGCTGTTGATCACGAAGATGCTCTTCGCCGGTGTAGTTGCGAGTTATACCAGTCCTGGTAATATCAACCAGTGTAATTATTGTAAAGTGTTCTAGGTTGCTCATGCTATTACTTATGGCCATAAAAAAAGCACAGTCGAAACTGTGCTCTTTTCGTTGAGTTAATTAAAAATTAACCAAAAGTTGCGCCACTTAGGCCGCTGTAAATAGTCCATGTAGATGTCAAACCATTGGCTGCATCTGCGTCAGTTGCTAGTTTACTAGCAATTGCTGTACCACCACTTTGGTCTGCTGAGCTATCACCAACTTTAGTTGGCAAACCTTCAACCATGAATACACAGTTATCAGCGGCTGGAGTACCAACTACTGTAATTGTGCAATACTTGGCCAACACATTAACTGCCTTTTCAAAGTTGCTGCCTGCTGCCGCATAAGCGGTATGTATACCTGTTGCCGCACATTTTACGAATTTGATATCGCGTCCAACAAATTCACCGCCTGCGCCGCCAACTGCCCAACCGTTTGTTCTTGTAAATTCTGCCATTTTATTTTTCCTTTAAAATATATGGGCTATTCGCCTCATGTAAATATTTATCATTTAGACAAAAAAAGCCCGCTTCATTGCGGGCTTGTCTTTATGCCAAAAACAACTATTAGGCTAGTTTGATACCGCCAGTTGATGAAACTGTTGCGGCGCCAACCCAGGTGTTAGCTAGTTTGCCGATGTTACCAGCACCATCACCAGCTGTAGTAGCACGAATGTTGGCTTGCAGGAACGTATCTGTCCAACTTGAACGCTCAACAATCACGCTCAACTGTTGATTAGAGTCTGTTTGGTATGCCAAGATCGATGCCTGACCAGCAACGATGCGTAAGATTGTCTCAACTGCACCGCCGGTTGTTAATTCTGCTGCCAAGTTGCCTGCGCCGCCGCCTGTTGGGATGATACCGGCAATTTTGTATGCTGTGATTGGAGACCCAATGCCTGTGTTGATGATGGTTGCGTTGGCGAAAGCACGGCCGCCGCCTACATTGTTAACACCAGCTGAATCGCCGTTTGTTCTTGTAAATTCTGCCATTTTGTTTTTCCTTTAAGATATATGGGCGTATAGCCTCATGTAAATATTTATCATTTAGACAAAAACTATCCGTTACCGTTACTTGTTAAAGTGCGCCGCACCAAAACCTGCGCGATTTACCAGTTTGATCAAGCCTTGACTAGTGGGGAATACAAATCCCTCGCCAGCTCGTTGTCCGCCTGTCCACTGTTCAAAGCCCTTGACCTGCGGTTCCAGCTGTTGAGCCAGGTTGTCCTTGAGGCGGTAAATTGCGTTCCAAATAGCAAAAACAGCCGTGAGTCCTGCTTCATTTTGTATCAAATAGCCATCGTTATTGGCACCTATTAGCAACTGCACTTGTTTGTTACTGACATTGCTCTGTAACCAGGTGGCCAATTCGTCATTGGTCTGTTTGGTAATCTTCTTGTTCATGTAGGTTTGTATTGCACTCTTGACTGTACCGGCAAGACCCGCCATGAAATCATCTGCCAACTTGCCCTGTGTGGCAACTGCTTTTTCTGCGTCTGACAATAACTTAACAGGATTCTTTAGAGTGAATGTGATGCCTGCTGTGGGTGTCAATATGGCCACATTGCCGGCGTTGGTCAATCCTGATTTGCCATCCCATGGAGCATCATTGAATTGATGTACAACTAGGCCACCAACTTTGCCTGCAACCAATTTTCCTAGGGCACTGGCCACAGGAATCCGATATTGTACTGTAACAGGCCCAAAAACATACTGACCGTCTTGGGGTTGTAATACTCCAGTCCACATCAAGTCGCCTTTGAACAGGCCTTGTGTTGAGCCCACTGCGGCTTCTAGTCCTGGCCAAATTAGTTCTATCTTGGCGTACAGGTCACTGCGGTCTGCACCGCGTTGACGATCGTACTCCACCCAGGCTTCGGGGCTGGTGGGATACACACCCTTGGCCGGCATGTACTTGTCAGCGCACACAAACTGGCCTGCTTGATTGCGACCAAAGAACAGGGCAATACCACCATCCCACTTGATACTGCCTTTGCCGGGGTTGGCAATAATTTCTTTTAAGGCACCAATGGATTTGGTGGCGGCCGCACTACCTGCAAAGATACTGTCCTCGGGGTGGGGAATACGGGGACCTTCGCCGGCCTCAAATATGTAATCTAAAAAATCTAATTTCATATACGATCAGCCATCACCCGGAACCAGTGGGCCGAACCGGCAGCAGGTGCTGATTCTGGAAGTTGTATGCCACTCTTGCCCAGGGTTTCACGGGCCGCGGCAATGATGGTTTGGTAGTCGGGACGCCGTTGTACAGCCGCAATGATCTTGTCTGCTGACATTAAACTGGCTAACGGAATGCCTGTTACTTGGCTCAACATCTGTGGATCCTGGCCGCCTTCTATAGTTTGATTTGTGGCACGGTCAACCAGCCCATGTTTGTAACTCCACTTTAGTTCAGGAGCAACAGCATTAACTATGCTGGACAATATAATTTGTTTGCTCATGCCAGAGTATTGGTCGCCTTGTCGGGCACCTTTCATGGCAAATGCTTGCCACTTGGGATCGCCAAACATAAAGTCTGTTTGTGCGAATCCATTTTTGGCATTGCCATTGATGGGTGTTTTAAAGTGTACTGAGTCACCAGTTAACTCAATCCAACCTTCTTTCCAAGCAGGAGCCAGTTTTGTTTTGGCACGATTGCGTATTTGGTCTGGGGGAATACCTTGTTGCTGACACCAACGGCTCAGTACATCTGCCAATACTTCTTTGGTAATGGCCTTGTCGTCAACTGCTAGATCCAAGTCTCCGCTGTCGTCTTTGCGTCCTGTGCTTCCTAGCCATTTGGTAGGAACATCTTCTTCGTCCCGTTCTTCACTGAAATCCAATCCAGTGATTTTTTCTAGCCAGGCAATGGTGGTAGGAATTTCAGCACGAACAATGCGACGAGTGAGTTCAGCACCCTCGGCATTTTTAAATATGTTTCCACCTTCAGTTAACATCATACTCGTTCTTTCATTTTGCGTAACAATGCGGCACTAAAGTCAATGCCGGCTGTAAGTACAGGTTCTGGTTGTTTTACACCGCCACCGTTTAGTTTGGTCTGCTGGAATCCTGGTACTGCTGGAGCAGTTTGTTGTGCTTTTTTAGCGGCTTGGTCTTTCCTGAACTGATCCAAATCCAATGTGGTACCTTGTGGCTCTGGTTGTGCCGGTTGTGTAGTGGCATTGGTAGTGACAGGTACTGCCGGTTTGGTCACAGCAGGAACACCTGTGGGCGCATTGATTGTGGTCTTGCCATAGCCAGTCATTTGTTTGCTGAAGTCTGGTGTGGGCTGTGCAGGACCGCCTGCGGGTGGTGTGCCCAACTGCTTGGTCATGCGGTTCATCACATCGTTGGTGGCTGTTTGAGCTTGCTGTGTAGAAGCAGCCATTTGTCCCTGCGCCGCTGTTGCGGCATCGGCTTGCTTGGCCTTGCGAATGTCTTCTGGGCTCTGTCCAGCCGGTGTTGTAGTTGCGGCCGGAGGTGTTGCACCTGTTTTGGCCCGGTTTTTAGCAATAGATTTCTCTGTTGCATCAACTGTGCCGTCTTTGTTAAGATCGCGTGGATCCAATTTGGCAGGTGCTTGCTGTGTTGTTGCCGGAGGTGCGGCATCTGGCTGTTGCGCCAGTGGTTTGCCTGTTTCTGTATCAAACTTCTGACCTGGTTTGATGGGTTTGCCGTCGCTTTGTGTACCAAGGTCGGGAGGTGTTGCACCTGTTGCAGGCGCTGTTTGTCCTGCTTGTTGTGTGCCACCCGGGGCTTGTTGTACTTGTGCAATTAACTTGGCACTGGCTGGATCTTTGGGATCTAATTTCTGACCACCAATTGATATTGGCTCCGCTTTGGCCGAGGCGGCAGGAGCCGTTGTGGCTACTGGTTCTTGTGCTGTTTGCTGTGCAGGTGTTTTTGCCTTGGTCAAGGCCGCTTGCTGTTCTGCTTGTTTGGCCAACATGGCCGCTATGGCAGATGGTACTTCTTTGTTTTCTGTATCGTACCATTTGTTTCCAACTTTTTTGTAGGCATGATCTTGGCCATATTCGTCTTTGATCTTGACTGAGTCTCGGCCTGCGCCCTCGCCTCCGGGTGCGTAGGCACCGCGTACTAGACTCTGTCCACCGGCGCCCATGCCCTTGCCCGACTGCACAGCTCTATTTAAATCGTTAACAGTGTCTGCAACCGCTGTGCCGCCTGTGTTGACGGCAGATCCCATATTATCCAGGCTTTTTTGGTAGTTACTTGTCCTGCGATCGGAGGTGGTAACATCATTGCCGGTGTCTGTGGTACCCTGTGCTGTGGCGGATGCAGAACCAGGTGCCGCAGGTCCTTGTGATCTTGGAGTTGAGCGAGGTGCTACTCCGTATGCTTGCGGTGCCGCCCCTTGACCATAACTGGGTTGTTGTCCTTGTGGATCTTGGCCCGGCTGTGCATCTTGTTTTGCATAGGGATTGGCTTCGCCTGTGGCGCCAACTGCGTCTCCGGCTTGACTGGTACGAGCTGAATCAAAGCCGGTTTCTTGGCCTTTGGCAAATGCATCTTTGGTGCCGGCAATGGCTCCTTTGACTCCACCAATTGCGCCACCAATTGCTCCAGCGGCCTTGCCCAATAAACCTTGTCCGGGTGCTTTTGCTGGTGCTTCTGGTGCCGCTGTCACCGTGCTGGCACCTGCAGGTAATCCCAGATTTTGAAACACTTGGTCTACAGTTTCTTGCGGAACTCCAGCACTGACCATGATGCCGGCAACTTGTCCCGAATCTGTGGGGTTGCCGGCCTTCTTCCAGGCCTGTTGCAGTTTGTCTGCTGTGACCTTGTTGGTCACATTACCGGCCTTGGTCTTTAACCAATTGCCGGCTTTCTTAAACATGTCACCAATGCCAGCTTCGGTCAAGTGTATGTTGCCACGAGGCTTGCCAACGCTTTCACGGATGTACCACATGCGGGCTGTTAGCTCGTAGTCCACATATTCGTTAATGGCCGCTACTGGGCTATGTCCTGATCTTAATAAGATACCGTTAGCCCGGGCCGCCGCTTTGTTGGCCCAATAGTTTTGTGCATTTTGTGTACCTTGGGCATCATCGGCGGCTTGCTGTTGTTGTTTTGCTGTAACTGCGGCCTGTTGGTCCGGAGTCATTTGATCCCAGGTTGGTGCAGGTTCAAATGGTTTTCCTGTTAATCTATTAGTGTCCGGCTGAGTTGCCGCGGCAGCACTGGTATCGGTTGGTGCAGGAATAGCTCCTGTATCAACTTTGTTTTGAACCATCTTGTTCAAATCAACTTGTTGTTGTCCAGCATTGGGATTGATGGGAGCTTCACCACCTTGGTTTGGTTGTTCGCCACCAAATTGTTTCATATAGCCAGGAGACGAATTTCCACCAGATCGTTCAATTGGTGTACCATCGGGAAAAGTATCTTTACCCACTATTGGATTAGGGCTTCGTGCCTGTCCATCCCAGCCTTTGCCCGGCCCCGAATCAAATGCGCCCAAGTCCGTGCTGGATTTTAAATCATTGCTTACAGCAATATCCTGTAGTTGTGCACCGGGCATTCCGGTTGTTTGTTCAATTCTTGCTCGCTCTGCTGGATCGGCATTGATCCATTCTTGTGCGGCTTTGATATCAACACTTTGATTTTGTGCTTGGGCATCCACTGGTAATTCACCGGTTGTTGCTTGCTGTTGTGCTTCTGCACCCCGATTCTGCATGTATGCTTGAGCACCTTGTGCCACTGCTCCGGCTATACCACCGCCTGCGGCGCCAAGTCCGGCGCCCATGGCACCTTGCTTCAATGCACCTGTTAGGCCTTGACCTTGCATGAGTCCTCTAACAGCACCTGTCAGGCCACCCACCACAGTACCTGTTAAAGCACCTGTGGCTGCCATACCTAGGCCTAGTCCAGCAATGGCAGGACCAGCCACCACAGTGGCAATGCCAGCAATACCTGCCAACACCAGGGTCTGTACCGCAGGATTCTTGGCAGCCTGTTTGACCAAGTCCATTAGACTTTTCTTGGCTTTGGGGTCTTGTACCTGTGCAATTTGTTCTTGTGCTTTTTGTTCAAATCCCTCAACAGGACCTGCATCTGCAGGCGGCAAACTCTGTACCAGTTTGTCTTTGTTTTGTGCCAATAATTTGTTGGCAAGTTCTTTGACACCCGACGCACCTTTTTTGGCTAGATCAACTGCACCCGCACCAACTGCACCCGCGGCATCTGCGCCCTTGCCCAACATGCTACGATTGTCTCCGCCAGCTGTGGCAATCTTTTCTGCTGATCCAAATGCGTTTTGAATCTGCTGTGCGGTCATTGCCGCTTCTGTTAGGATATCAATATTATTAATGCTGGCAATAAATGGTAGGGTAAAATTCTCACGCACCTTCTGCATATAACCCGTAGTCTTAGGATCCATACCTGCTGTCAAGCGTGAATACATTTTGGTTTCGTATAGTCGTTGTTCTAGGATAATGCTGGGTTTCATAACTGCTCTTTATTTTTTTTGGCTGCTTCTCTGATACCGCGTACTTTACGGGTAAATTTTGCCGGATCTTGACTGCGTATGCTGTTTAATAGTCTACGTTCAAGCTCGTCGGCTGTGTCAGCATCGTAGTTTTCCTTGATATACTTCATCAAATTGATTGCACTAGTAATCACATTATTAGCACGGCTTTCAACAAGGCTTTCCTTGTCTCTTTGCACACTAATACTGGTTAGCTCTTCCAGAATACTACGGGTCTGTTTACGCAAGATTTACTCCAATTTAGTATATTTAGTTGTTGTTTTAATTATGAGTATTTCAGTTTACCATTAAATATACTTGCCTGATATAGCAAACTTACTGTAAAACTCTGCAACTTCGGGAAATACCTTGGTCCAGTCTTGATTCCTTAGTGTATCAAACTTGTGTATTTCTTCTAGCATTTTCTTTATACCTCTGGAACTTTCGTTAAATTCCGGTCTAAGCATCTTTTTAAAATTTGAATCAATTGATCTAATATACTCGTTGGATAGATTATGTATTCCAAATATGCCTTCTGCCATGTGTCTAGTGTGATTTACAGCATCACCCAATCTATTGATTTTAAAGTTCTGCTCAATCCAGGTGGCCAATTCCTGTTGATAATACAAATTAAAAATACTAACTGTTTCTTCTATTAAAAACATAACATTAACTGGTAAGTTTTGATTCGATTGCAATACGTTGTTGGTTACTTGATTCCAATCGGCGGGCCAACGCAAATAGTTAAATCTTTCTTTAATGCCGTCAAGACTAATGTGTAGTTTAACCAAATGAAACTTTTCAATAATACTGTAATATTCTTTATCAATAGTTTGTGTGCCATTGGTTTGAAAACTAACTGTTAGTTTTTCCTTGGCGTTGGGCACAAGTCTTGCTAGTTCTTCGGCAACTTGCCAGTAGCTGTTGCCCAGTAGAGTTTCGCCACCACAAAAAACAACTAACCCAAGGTTTGAAAGATCTAGTGTTCTTAATAAATCAATCATGTCATCCACACGACTAACAGGACGAGGTGCGGTAAATGCTATTTTGTGTTCTTTAAGATGTCGTTGCCAGTAGGTGCTTAACTGTGGTCCACATGTCCTACAGGCCAGGTTGCAACCAATATCAAACATAAGGTCAAGTCTAACCGGTCCGGACAAGTTGGTCTGCACACCGAATTGTTCAAGCGTGCCTGTACGCAGACTGGGTGTATTGACTTTTTCATTTGCTTGACAAGTCCAACAGGCACTATCCCAAATATTTTGATTGTTCTTTTCTCGAAGTTTAGTAAACTGCTGATTGTTCCACAGATCGTCAGTGACTTCAATCATGTCTGGTCGAAGACAGCACTGATTTACAAAAACCTTATTGTGATCTTTTTTTAAGTTTATCTGTAGACCGCCATGAATCATGGGGCAATGTATATTGCTCATTCTGCTTTCTTGAGTCCTGCCAACATGCTCTTGAGTCTATTGCTGTTGACTTCTCCGGTGGCCTTGGGAGCCTGTTCCCACGCAGGGGTTCCAGTAGCACGCTCAAAACTAGTTTCTTCTGCGGACTCTGCAACCTTGCTTTTTATTTGACTCATGATACTGGAAACTTTAGCAGGTCCACCCGAATCGTTGGCATCAAGTCCAGGATCTGTGATACGCATGGATTCAATGTTGTATTCAAGATCAATCTTTTGTCCAACACCGGTACTACTACGCGACTTCATACACTGAATTTGATAACGACCACGCTCACGCATTTGCCTGCTGGTAAAGATACCAAACACATTGTCTGCTGTGTTGATCTTACTAATACCACCAGCAATGTGGCTATGGTCAAATTCCACTTCTTCAACAGCACTACGATTCAACTGACTGGCTGTGACCAGTAATACGCCCAGTTCTTTGGCCAAGTTACGCAATTCTTCTGCCACATATTTGTCTTTGATAAACTGATCATTGGGGTTGACCTTGACACTCACAGGCATGACCAAGTCCAGATAGTCTACCATAACAAAGTCTACTCGAATCCCGGTCTGTATCTGCACTTCTTTCAAGTAACTGCGAATGTCGTTCACTGTGCTCTGCGCCGGCAGGGCCTTGACACGATACTGTCCGGCTTTTTTACTGACCAGGCGCACTTTCATTGTGGTTGTGTCAATGTCCTTGCGAATTTCTTTGGTACCTGTGCCAGTCAACATGGCATCTGTACGTAGACTTGTAAGTTCTTCACTCAGTTCCAGTGTGATGTAAACTCCGCTGAGTCCGGCCTGCAACCAACTCAGCGCAATGTTCATCATCACAAGGCTCTTGCCCGAACCCGATCCGCCAGCAAAGATGTTGAGTTCACCCCTACTAAAACCGCCATACAACAATCTATCTAATTGCGGCCATCCTGTTGAGACCTGCCCGCCCGAGTTGAAGTATCGGTCAATGCGAGCCTTAGGATCAGCAAAGTAATCCGTACCCATGTCTTTGGTGAGTGATATCTGTACTGCGTCTTTGATAAGTTTTTCAACTGGGTCATATTCGCCCTTTTCCAGCAAGTCTGCTGATTTTAAAATTGCTCGCTCTAGTTCTTGTCTACGGGTAAAACTTTCAAACTCGGTCATGAACCATTCATAGTGGCCTTCATTTAGTTCAGGTACCGGTTTCAAGTCCACACCTGTGGTGGCTTTTATTTGCTCGTATGTGGGTAGAGTTTTGTGATCTTCACTATGCTTTTTAAGAAACTCTGCCACTGCTCGCAGACTACGATCAAAGTTTTCAGGATTGTAAATGTTCTGCACCCGCACATAACTAGTGGCATCCTGCAACATCATTTCTAAAAACAACTGCTGTAGTTCTCTTGTGTATTCTTTGTTCATAAGTTAGTATTTAATTTTTTCTTTAGTAGTTCAATTTTTAAGCGACTCGTTTGCTTGGCCTCCAGGATACTTTTCAACACAAACAGTCTACCATAGGCCACAACTGCTGAGTTGACATCTTTGTGTGTTTCTTGCCATATGGGATAACTCACACTCCAACCATACTCAATGGCCGCATCAATCAACTTGATACCTGCACGGTCCACATCAGGTACCACAATAACTTCTCGTCCCAGGCTGTCAATGATGTCGGCCTGCACTTCACTACATTCATTACTTAACACAGCAATACCATCAATGGCCATGGCATCAAACGGACCTTCCACAACGATAACAAATTTACTAGTGGGCCGTTGTCTATCCACATTGAACACATAGTTGCCTTCATAACTGTTGTGATACTTGGGTCGGACATCATCTTGTGTGGCACGGGCAGTATATCCAATGATCTTGTTCTGCCAAGTACAGGGCACAATTACTCGCCGATCTAAATTGTACTGGCGCTCAGGAGTCCAATAAAAATCATATTTACTTAGATCAATAGCCCTGGCCGCTGGATATAACACGGCATTGTGAAACGACGCAGGTACATTGGTGACCGCAGGATTATCTGCACTCAATGTATGAAACATTTCCCAGGCATGAAGTGTCTGTGCTTCCTCAGGCAAGGACCTGGCCTTAAAGACGACTTCTTCTCGGACTACTTCCGCCGTCTCAGGCTCTACCAGTTCCTTGATACGGATGGCATCTATGACCAATCGCTTGATGGTATTTTCATCAGCACCCAGCCAACTCAGGAGCTTTCTAAACTTGTAGTTTAGGTGGCGTCCTGGTGTGTAGTTGGTGGTGTAATTGCAGTTAAAACAACTATAACTAATGCTACCTGTAGGATTGGTAATAATGCCGCCTCTGCCTCGAGAGTCCGAGGACTCCCCACGGTGATGACAGCAGACGGCATTAAAACTGGTCCACCCTGATACCGAATTGGTCTTTCGCCGAACCGGAAGCAATGAGTTTACTGTGTCAAGAATCGAGTTTAGCATCCTACTATTATATAGGAAAATTTGGACAAGGTCAATTAAATTGAACTAGATTCCATAGGTTGACCTATTTGCATTGTAGTTCTGTAGTACTTGTTCGGCTGTGAGTGCGGCATTGTACAGTCTGGTTATACCTATTTTACCATCAAAATATTGCGAGTATTCTCCACCGTTGTATGATCCTATATACAAGTTTGTTGATGCATTGAGTATGCTTGAAAAACTGTGTGCAGTTGATCCTATGCTTACGCCATTTATATAGGCTTCTAAACTATTAGATGCTACATTTTTCCAAACATAAACTACTTGTACCCAAGTACTCAGTACAGTTTGGTAGTTTGGACTGTTTACAACTGTTGTGCCATTGCCAATTTGAGCATACACAATACCGGTGTTGTTAGTTCTAATACTATATGACACATCTTGTGACGCACCACCTGGATCAAATTTGCCTAATATCGTGCCAGCACTGCCTGTTTTAAATGCAGTGGTATTGAACCATGCTTCCATAGTCCAGTCACCTGCACCGGGTTCTAGTAGTGCGTTGTCAGCGATATTAACCTGACTACTAGTACCATTGTAAGTAAAGTACGGATCAGTGTAAGTGATGTTGCTCATTGTGCCGTTTAGGCCGTTACCGGAAATATCAAATAGTGTGGTGCCTGATCCTGGGTAACTGGTTGTTAAGTCGGGATTGTAGTAAGCAACCAAGTTAGTGGTCACCGCAGTATCAACTCTACCGCGTAGTGCGTTAAAGTTTTGCGTGATTTCATCAGCTGACAAGGCACGATTGTAGATCACTGCTGTGGCTATCTTACCATTGAAATATCTAATGTCAACTTCATCTCGACCAATTTTTATATCGTCTAGGATGGTGCTGGTATGATTAACGGTATTAGTGGCAGAGGTGATTCCACTGGATTGACACAGATATGCCGTCGCTGTGGTGCTGGTAACGGAAACTGCGATCATGCACCATGTCAAATCTGGTATGGTCAATCCACTATCCCAACTCCAGGTATTAACGGCATCGTTCCAGGTATATGAAATTTTATTAGTTGTACCAAAAAACGATATTCCGGTAGCAACCGATCCTCTAGAATATATGATACCGGCATAATTGGCTTGACTTCCGTTTCGTCTCATCCAAACTAAAAAAGTGGCTGCTGTTACTGTAGGTGATCCTAAACATTGAACGTAATCATTTGTTCCATCAAAAACCATAGAACCGCCATCTGCTCTGTTATAAGTTGGTCCACTTATTAATGTTCCATTACGACCATTACCACTTAAATCAGTCCAGGCTGTTCCTGTGCCAGGATAACTGGCGGTGTTGCCAGCATCTACATATAGTAACGCACCGTTACTGTTAAACGATGCGTCATATACATTTATATTCCTTAGAGTTATCCCTTGGATGATCATGATTGATCCATTAACTGATTGCGATCCAACCGTAACGCACAGTGACATTACCGCCACTGGTGTTGTTGAGGCCAAAGTCAAATCTATTGGTAGTTGCACTGGGAGCCGTATTGCTACGAACTATGGTGTTGGCAGTGCCTGTAAACTGATTGGGTATGCTGACAAAGTCAATGGGTGTGCCGCCCCCGTTGTAGACCCAGGCATACTGAGCACCCACAACAGGCACATTGGTATTGCTAACAGTAGCCATGGCGTTCCAAACCAAGATACCATTGGGGATATTGCAATCAACCCACAACTGATATGTGCCTGATGCTGGAACAGTGAAACTGTAGGTGTTGGTACCAGTGGTCACTGTCCAAGAGCCTGTGGTTTTTAAGGCAACTCCGGTTAGCCCTGAGCCGCTGCCACTTAGGGTACCTGTTGCTGTTATATTGCCGCCAACTGTAACACCAGTATTGGCCACTGTCATAGCAATTGCCGATGATGTTGTGCCGCCGGTAAAGAATTTAATAGTCTTGCCTGTGGTTGTTGTACCAATTGCTAGGTTACCACCACTTTGATTTGCATTGCTGGTGTTACCTTGTGCATAGATGTAGGAATCTGCGGCAAATACAATATTGCCCAGGCTATTACTTGGCGTAGTGTTATCGTATCCACTGTTGATAATACCTAGATCCAGAAAGTTAACTGTGTCACTGCCGTTATTGGCAGTCACAATATAATCTGCTGTGGCATCGTTACCACTGTTCTTGTTCTGCAGGGTCACCTGAGAATAATAATTAACATTGGCACTAAAACTAGCCACGGTGTTTGGTAAGAAGGTATTGGTCACACCAACAAACACATTGGCCGGAAGTGTAACATTGCCAGTATTATCAAACGTATATGAATAGTTACCAGCCACCAAGGTTACATTGCTACTTGTACCAACAATATTGCCAGCCGCACTCACTGTCACATTAGTTAGGCCCGCCCCATTACCAACAAAATTAGTTGCTATCACATTGGCTGTGGTTGTGATATTAGCTGATGTGCTGATTGAAGTTACAAAGTTTTGTAGGTTGGCAATTACATTGGCATTGGCATAACTACTGGTGCCATAGTTCAAGTTGGCATAGGTATAAAAACTGCCAATGTTGGCTGTGATAGCATTGATGCTGGTGGCCTGTGTGGCCGCATTGGAATACAATGTGCCAATATTGGCACCAATGTAGGCTTCAACGTTGGTGTTGCTGTATGTCCCAGTCACAGTGGACAGGATGTTTACACCATTGCCTTGGAATTTAAAATTCTCTGCACTGATGCTACTGAATCCAGAAATAACCGGAGCCGGACTTGATGCAAATCCAGCCACAATGCCCGAGCCCACCTTCAGGTATCCAGTTTCGGGTAATGTTAGGTTACCATTGGTGCCAAACTGCCAACTGTTTCGGCCTCCGATAACAATAATGAATGTGGCATCGGATGTGCCGCTTGTGACTGTTATAACATCGCCGTTGGTGTATCCTGTACCGGCAGTGGCTATAGCAATAGTACTGGCATATCCACCAGTCTCAGTGACATCTACAGTTAGTCCAGTTCCCGAGCCTCCTGTTGTGGCCAAGTTGGACCTGGGATTGACTTCCCAACTGCCAGTAGTGCTGTTGATAACAGCAACATTGGTTGGCACACCATTGG